TTTGATACAGGTCAGCCAAATACTATTGCAGACTTTCGTACCTATCCGGAATACAATCCAATGTGGGAACAGATGTATCGAGTTAGTCCTACAGTAAATCCAGAAGATCGTGCTAAGAATCCAATGCCTAACGTCAATAATCCTGATCCTAATAATTTTATTATGATGTCAATGGAGAAACGCGCAGAGAATGAAATAGAAAATAATAAGACTGTTGCTCAGATTATTAACGAATAGAATAGTTAAATATTAGGTAATATCATGGTCGTTGGTGCTGCAACAAGATTAGCTGGTAGGTTGCTTGGTCCTAAAGCTTTTCGTGCTTTAGGTGGAGCTAAAGGATTAAAAGGGATTGCCGGTGAGGCTGCAACTAGTGGTGCTCTTAATACTCTTGGTGGTCTTGCCTTTGGCATGAATCCTTTGGAAGCATTTGCGTATGGCACTGCTGACACACTTGCTTCTGGTGCCAGCCTTGGTCTTGTTCGTGGTTTGCGTCCAAAAGGTTATCAATTTGTAAGGCGGAAAGGTCCAGACGGTAAACAAGTTGAAACACGAGAACGTATTCGTTCAAGAGCAGAACTTCCTGTAAATATTCTTGCATCTATTGGATCTGCACTTCCTGTTGCTGCACTTATGGGACAAGGAAGCTCTCAAGGTGTACAGGGCGCTCAGCAATCTCAAGTTCTTCAACAGCAAGGACAACGTGCTGCAGTTAATCAAGACCCTAGTCTTTTAGCTGGTGCCTATCTTCCTTATACCAACTTCCAAAATCTTGGAATGCCTTCAAGGAGTGCAATGCTTGAACAGGCAATGAATGATAGTGGACCAGGCTTTGATATGGCTGGTTACGAAAAAGGCATGCAACAAATTCTGGGGCTCTGATCATGTTTCAAAAAATAAGACAAGTAGGACGCGATATTAAAAAGGGTTTTAAAACAGGAGTTAAAACTCAAGATGAGCTTGCAGACATTCAATATGGAGAACGTGTACAAGGATCACAAGGACCTCAATCTAAAGATAAACAAGTAAGGAAACGATATAGCCATAGTGTTATTCCTGGTTTAGCAGGAGGGTATTACGATGCTTTAGCACAAAAAGGCATCACAGGTGCAAATCCTGCTCAAATGACAGGAGCAATTGGAGCACGTTTATTAACTGATGTAGCTGATGATGCAACTCGACATACATACTGGCGATTTAATCATCCACAAGCTATTGGAGATGTTATCGCTGAGCAAATCATTGGAGATCGTATTTACAATTATGATTCAGCTCAACGTGCAGCTATTGAATTAGCAGGTGTCGGTATTCCTTATGCAGCTTCTTTAGGTGTTCATAATTTATCCAATATTCAAGAACTTGGTCGTCCAAAAGGGTTTGCACAAACGTATGCTGCCCCCGGTTCAGAAGATAGAAGAGAAACAACAAATCCAGCTGCTGAAGTAGTAGAACGTTTTGGACTCGGAAGAAGAGGTAGACCTTTAAAATTTGAAACAGCAAAAGACGATATCCCTGATCTTACAAAAGAAAGATATTCAAATTATATGAATTTTTTATATAATGATCGTAATTCAGGTGTTGTACCTGCTGCATTGATCGGTGGATTAGGAACAGCAGCTGCTTTAAAAGCAACTAGAAATCCTATAAAAAATGTTTTAGGGGGCGCAGCATTTGCAGGTGGAGCAGGAGCTTTATTAGGTAGTGTTGGTGCTTTTAAATTTACACCTGAAAATTTAGAAGGTAAACCAGAAGCTTTAGTTGCAGGTTTTCCGGTCGGCGCAGAAGCGGTAGGTGCTTTAGCAGGTGGTGCGGGAACAGTAGGTGCTTTATTGCGGAATACAAAAGAACTTCCTAAAGCACGGTATGTAGCAGGGATGGGTGCCCTTGGCGCAGGAGCAGGTATTCTTGCGGGTAAATTAGCTAATCGCTTGATTGCATCTACTGGTCAATCAGACTTACCAACGACAGAAGAGTATGGCATCTCAAGGTATTAGTTGAGATAGAATTTAAATATAAAAGTATTTGTAGAAAACAAAATGGCGAGGACGGAACGTATTCCCCAGGGTGGTGGTTTAACTGTATTTAGACCTGAACTCGCTGCTCAAGGTTTTTTCAGTGATCCTGCAGCTACCGGTAAATATTACGCAGGTGCAGCTTCTCAAGCTGCTCAAAATATGTATTCAAACATAGGGCAAAAAGTTACCCAGGCTCAGCAAAATTCATTGTTTCCTCGCAGTGCTCTTTTAGGGGGTGCCTTACTTGCGGCCCCTGGTCTTATGAGTGCTGCAGAATCTGCAACTGAAGGTCGTACATTAGAGGCAGGTGTTACTGCTGCAGGTACTCTTGGTACTGCTGCTCTTGGCACGCGAATTGCACAGATGCCTGGTCTTGCACCCAAACTTGTTGGTGGTGCTGTTGCCCTTGGCGGTGGTCTTCTTTCAGGTGGCCTAGGCCAGATGGCAGAGCGCACTAAGGCTGCTGCAACTGGACAAGAGATTTCTGGTCAAGAAGGCGGCTCAGCTGCAGCTCGCGGACGTCGTAAGAAAGATGCTGCAACTGATCTTGAAATTTACAACCAAGCAATGGGGGCTCAGTTCCAGAACTTCCAGCAGTTGAATGATTATATGCGCGATGCATATTTTCAAGACCAGCAAAGACTAACTCCAATTATTAATCAACGTAAAAATGCTGATCTTGCTCGTCAGCAAGCTTTGATGAACACCATGACGAATAACTATTCTCGTCTTGGCATGCTGGCTACCGCTGGCAAACTAGCAACTGGCGCACAGGCTGAGCGTGGTGCAACGATGCGTACTGCACTGCAATCTAATCCTTACTCCGGTGCAATCATGCAGGCTCCTAGCATTAGCTTCTGATCATGAGTAATACATCTTTTGTCCCTAGTTATTTTAGTAAAGACGCACCGTCTTTTATTAACTCTAATCTTGCTGGGAAATATTTAGATTCATCATCAATGCCTACCTTCCGTTATGGCGTTGGTGGTGTAATGAATCAACCAAATAATGCTGGATTTTTACCAGGGGCTACAACAACGTTACCTACGTCTCCTGAACAGCCAGCAGTTCTTGATGCTCTTCCAGAATTAGGACCACAAACCGATTTAGACAAACTTTTAGATTACTTAAGTAAAAAAGAAGATAGACAAAGAGCATACGAAAGAGAAGATTTACAAACAATTCGAGAGATGTCGCGAGAAGCCAACAGAATGGGACAATGGAATACAATCTTAGGTTCTTTTATTAAAGATGTTCCAAAGGCTTTGAGCGAACCTGCACGTCGTCGTAATATGTATCTTGGTGATATGCTTCGTAGTCAAGCAGACTTAGCTCGTGAACAATCTGTAGGTATCCGTCAAGCAATGGTTTCAATGCCTGGTGCTCCTGCTCGTAATTACATTAGGATTTGATCAGGTTGGGTTAATATAGAAAGATGGTCAACGGTATTAAATAATATGGTTGTTATCCCTCCTGTTGTAGCTGCCGCTGGTATTAGCGGAGGTCTGCAATTATTTGGTAACCTTATGGGCCAACGCTCTCAGCGGCAGGGTGCTGCTGAAGCAATGGAGTTCCAGAAAGGAATGCTGGAATATCAAACTGATCAAGGTGCTGATCAACTAGCAGCTCAATTTGGCATGGGTCAAATGGCTGCTGATGCCGATTACAATCGTCAGTTAAGAGGTTCTATTGACTCACTTAACTTGATGAATAGTGCTCCTTACATTAACAATATGACGCGTAATGCAGGTTTTCAGCTTGCAGGCCGTGGAATGGCACCTGATCAAGTTTCCCGGTTTACTCAAATGTTTGGAGGTAGCTGATCATGATCTTTGGACTATTTGGCAGTGGTGGCAGCAGCACTCCTGACGCACCTGATTATGACACTCCTGATGCGTTAAAGCAGTTCTTAAACTATTCCAGTACGGCCACTATGGACGATGGTCCTGGTGCCGCTGACTTTGCGGAAAACCTTTTTAAGGCGATGCAAAAAGGTAATTTAGATCAGCCCACAGCCATGGGGCTTCTGAATTCCCGTTTAGCTGGTAATAGTTCTTTTTATGGTTCTAAAAAATTTAGTGACTTCTTAAATTATGAAGTCCCTAATGAAAATCAAGATCAAATTATTCAAGGTGCTGCTAATACTGTTTTCTATCGTGATTTAGATTCAGATGATTTAAGTGCATATAAAACTTTAGCTGAATCCATGGGCAAAACCGGTAGCCCTGCTGAATTAAGTAATTTTATTCAGACACGAATGACCGGTACTCTTGAAGGACAAAACAAATATAAAGACGATATTAGACGAGGAATGGAAGCTTATTACGGCATGTCACACCGTAATGACAAAGGTAACTTAACAGGAGGATATGGTGTTTTTGGTACAGGAGATGAATCAGTTAAAATGGTAGAGCAGGCGAATAAAGAAATGGGTTTTTTAAAAAATTATTCTAAGAAAAAAATGAAGGCAAAGTGACATGAATGACTGGAAATTAAAATCTTATGAACACTACGCCAAAAAGTATGGCGAGCAAGGCGATAAAGATATCATCAGTGATTGGGACGCTAAGGCATATGGACAGGGTTCTCAGAAAGATCCCAAGGTAGCTCGTATCAGCGCACAAGATATCCGCATGATGGCGGAGAGAGGTGCTGGCCTTAAGAATATTGTTAGCGCATACGACACGGGTAAATTCGATAAGTACAAACATGGTGGTGGCACTGAACGAATGGTGGACGCCTTCCGAGGGAGTCTGGGCGACGGTGACGGAGGTGAAAAGGGTGATGGGAAGGGAGGAGGAAAAACTTTAGGTATTGAAGATAAAGGCTTAACTGATTACGGTAAATACGGCAGCATGACACCGGCTGCCTTTGATCTTTTCAAAGAAATTAAACTTCGTAAGCGTGACAGTAAAAACGCCAATAAACTTCAAGGCATTATTAATGCAGGTAAAACAGAAGTAGCTGCTATTCAACGGGATGCATCTATCTATGGCTCTTTAGTTAGTGGCTTCTGGTAAGCCACTGTTATACTTAACTTATTGCTTACTTAAAAACAATGGCAGGTGAAGATACTTATCAAGATGATGATTGGTTTGATCTAGATAAATATAAAAAAGCAGCTCAAGTTGCTTATGATTTTTCTATTGGTAAGATGAAAGAATCTGGTGAACAAGAACGTGAAACCGACCGTCAACAACAAGCATTCAGAGAAAAAGATGAAGAAAGAGATTACCAGCAATCTCAGAAAGGATATCGATTCTGATATTAATGTCAGGACGTTTCAGCATTGGTTAGATAATTTAGATAGTGCATCGAGAGAATCTTTTAATGCCTTTGCAGAAGATACATTCTCTCCTATTCAAGTTTATTTATATGCCAAGTTCATTGGATATGATGGCAGCATCATTTGTGTTGATGACTGGGTAAGTGCTGTTTATCCCAAGCCAAATCATTTGAAAGTTCTTTTGCATGAAATCAATGAAATGCAAGAAGACATTCGTAAACTTAGAGAAGACATTGAAAAGTTTACAGTTAAACGTGATGCTGGTGTAGCACGTATCGCACAGATGCAAAAAGAGTTACGTGGCACCATTGCTCAAGTAGATGCCTTTGTATCTTCTAAAGATAGAAAGGGTTTGTTGCTTGCAGGCGCTGATCGCGCTTTGCGTGAATTAACTTCTGTTTTTAAAGATGATCCAATTGAAGGACCTTTATCTGAAGCAGGAATGTCTATATGGGCTAAAATACAGTTTGAAGAATAGATCCTACTGAATAAATGTTCGATCAAGATACTCCGGCAACATTAACCCAGCAGCTGGAAGAAAATCGTGAAAGTGATGCTTTCCAAGAGTTGTTAAATCGGGTCAGGCCACAGCCTGCTATTGCGCAGCAAAGTGAAGAAAGTGCTTTACCAGGTGGTTTAGAGGATCTCTCTCAAGAAGAAATGGGGGGCTATTATGGCTAAGAAAAAAATGCCGCCGCAACTTGTAGAGTATTATAAAAAAAAGAACTCCGAAGGTAAGGGCGAGGAAGAAACTGATAAAGGTAAAAAAGCAGAGGAGATGGCTGAAAAAGGTTTGAAGTCTGCTAAAGCCGCTAAAAAATATAAAGATAGCAAAGGTTAAATGCTGGTGGCTTAGCCAGCATGATGAACAACTTCTAATGAAATAGAGTACTATTTATTTAGTACCTGTTATATAACGTGTCTTCTCATCTGCATCTTGCTTATCGTCGCAACGCTAAAGCTGCCGCTGCGAATCATCGTTTACGCAAATCAGATCAAGAAGAATTATTTGAAAAAGCAAGAAACGATTTTAGTTTTTTTTGTGAGTATGTAGCTGATAAACCTCCAGCAGAACATCATAAAGACTGGCATCGTCAGTTAGTTACGAACGAAGATAGTTCTTGTCTTTCAAGGATTGCAGGACCCAATATTGATTTACTTGGTCCCAGGGGATCAGCTAAATCTACTGTCCTTGGTTTATATACAGCATGGGCAATTGGTGTTCATACAACGTTAAAAAAACCATTACAAATTCTGTATCTTAGTTATACAGTTGATATCGCACGTTCTAAATCGGCAACGATTAAAAGGATCATTGAATCAAAAAAATATCAAAACGTATTCCCTACCGTTAAGCTGCTCAAAAACGTTACAAGCAACGAGTACTGGTCAATCGACCATAAGTTTGCTGGTATTGATACTACTGGTGAGGAACAATTTACTTTATGCGCCGCAGGTCTCAAAGGCTCTGTGACCTCAAAGCGTTCTCACCTTGTGATAATTGATGACCCTGTGAAATCTGCCGCAGATATTGGCAACCCAGACATCCGCAAGATGATGCAAGATAACTGGAATGCTGTGATTTCACCGACGATGTTCGAAGGAGGCCGTGCGATTTGCCTGGGGACACGATTCCGTCATGATGATATTCATGCAACAACGTTCTGTCCACAGAATAATTGGACGCAGATCGTCCTATCAGCGATCTTAAATAACCCGGAGACAGGCGAAGAAGAGTCATACTGGCCCGACATGTGGAGCCTAGACTATCTCAAGGAGAAAAAACGGCAAGCACCCATTGCTTTCTCCTTCCAGTACATGAACCAAATTGTCAGACAGAATGAACTGTCACTGGCACCTGAGTTACTGGTTAAAGCTGAGATTGCCACAGAGTTTGATTGCTTGGGCATCGGGGTTGATTTGTCTGCAGGCGTTAAAGAAAAGAATGACTACACCGTAATGGTTCTTGGTGGACGCATCGGAGATAAGATTCATATCATTGATTACAGGAGATTGCGTGTTATGGGCAATTTAGAAAAACTTGATGCAATGAAAGAGTTACTCAATGATTGGTCAGTGATTGGCCGTCAAGATGACGGCCTGTATTTCCCTACTTATTCAACGTGTGATATTTGGTCAGAAGCAGTCCAGTACCAGGCATCTCTGGAAGCAGACTTTAAAAGAATTTGTTTACAACAAGAAAACCTCTATAACTTAATCTGGCACCCAGTTAAAGGTTTCCGTTCAGATAAACTTGCGCGTTTCCGCGGAATCATGGGAATGTTTGAAGATCGCAAGATTGTCTTTAATCGGTATCGTAATTTTACAAATATGTTTGAAGAGCTAACTAACTTTGGTGTTAGTTCTCATGATGACTGTGTGGATGCCTTGGTGTGGCTGGTTAACGGTTTGATGAAACGTGGAAAACTTCAAGTAGACTTTTAGTACAAAAAGAATTCTCATCAAATACTCATATAACGATGGAGCAACTCATCGCACTAGGTATTGCAACGGTTACAGGTGGTGGTTGGTTTACTTCTAAGATATTTGGAAGGATAAGAGCATTGGAAGATCGTATTGATCGACTGCCTCTTGAATATGTGTTAAAGCAAGATTATATTCGTGAGATGGAAAAAATGAATAGTGAATTCCATCAAATAAATGTAAAGCTTGATAAACTTGTGGAAAGGCTACTTTCCAAATGAGCTACTACGTTGAAGTAGAAGAAGATCAAAACGGTGATTTATTTATACCTCTTCCCGAAGAAGTCATTGAAACTCTTGGTTGGCAAACAGGAGATTTGTTGACTTGGGATTTAAAAGGTGATGGTATTGTTCTCCAGCGACTAAATGGAGATGGAGGTTATGAACCGTTAGAATAATAAAAAGCTTTATTTGATATGTCAGGTGGAATTGCAGGTAGTGTTTTTGGCGGCGGCGGTAGTCTTGGCTCCATGGCTCCATCTGTGCAAGGTGGTTTTATTGGTAATTCAGGAGGCTTAGCTTCCAAGTATCCTTTAGGCCTTGTTGGTCAAATTGGTGGCATCAATGAGAATATTGCTGAGCAATTAAAGCAGGACGATTCATTTAGTTTAGCCGGTGCTGTTGCTGCCAATGGTTTTGGTGGCATTCTTGGTTCAATGACTGGTGGTACTCAGATGGGCAACGCTGGCGGCTTAGGCCTAGCTAGTTCTTTTATTGACCCGATGACAATTAAAAAAGTTTTTTAATTCGGGGACAGTTCTAATGTTGATGCCAAGACAAAAAGAACCATCAATAATAATGGATGAAATACCCAGGACTTATTATCCTGGGCGAGGATTTTTAACTGACCAGGAAGCTTATCCTACGGACTTGTATGGCAATGTACGTCCGCCTTCGCTTGATACTTTTGATTTAAAGTATGATCCTACTCGCGATGGAACACCACAGTTTATTCCGCTTCCTTATCCAGTTCCAACGCCTGGTAATCAAGGTAATAACCAAGGAGGTTTTAACGTTGGTAGAGCTTTAGGATCTATTGCCGGTTCTTTAGGAATGGGTTTTGGTAATCCTGCTTTTAGCCCAGGTCCAATGTTAGCTGGTCGTTATGATGATTTGTTGGCAAAGAGCCCTAGCTTCGAGATTCCTCAAGGCCAAGGTCGTAACCCTGATTACAGTATTTACAATGATCCACGTATGCCTGGAGCACGTAACTTACG